TCAATGGATAGAGGCTATTGTGCCTAACCCGACCTTAAGGTTGCTAGGTGACTGTACCAGCCAGACTAATCTGGTTGAGTTACAGTACGATATGGTGGCGCCACGTTGGCAGCCATCTATCTATGACACCATGTATCCTTGTGATTGGGCGAGAGGTGGTGGCTATAAAGCCACTTCCCGCTGTCTTAGACGAAGAACAGGTACCGGCAGTGTTGGGTATCCAACATTTCAACACTCAGTGTTCATTAGTTCACTGAGGAAACTTGATGCTATTGCATTATCATGGAATAGAATCAAACAACTTTTGAGGTGAGAACCATGCCTATTAAAGGTGCAGTACTTAAGAGCGGAGCATCCGCCTTAACCGTAACAGGAGGCACGAACAAAACGTTCACTGACGATGGAATATCCATCGCGAATGGCGTTCATGTTTCTAATGCAGCTCAAACTGATTTCCGGGTACGTGAGAATATCACTGTCAAAGTGAAACAACCTACTCTTAGTACGAGTGGGGAGTACTCTAAAGACAAGAAAACTATCACGATTGTAATCCCGAAAATCCTTGCGAATGGAAAGACAACCTTTAACCTTATCCGGATTGAGCGTGAAACTCACCCGGAGAGCACAGCAGCCGAAGCATTTGAACTTCTCATGCTTGCATGCCAAACTGTGTCGGCTTCAGATTTTCTTTCCTTTTGGTCAGGCGGTTCATTAGCCTAAATTCCAAAATTCTCAGATGGAGACATCCCATGAGTAATCGCAAGTACAGCTGCGATAAAGTAATGTCTAACATGTTCGTTACTTTATCTAGAGATTTTGCACCAACGCTTGGGCACCTGCCATGTCAACGTATGCGGGATCTTTTCCGTACTACTGGCGTGGCTGGTTTAAGGGACATACCCATACAGATATGGGATGGTGTGGATGTATATTGGCAAAAGTGCAATATACAACTACGAACTTTGCTCAAGCGTTACCGTTTCGAGCATGATAAATTCACTGATAAGGAATTGCTAGCGAAAGCCATTCAAGACTTCCGTTCTACGCAATTACGTATCAGTGAACCTTTGGGAACAGGCGTTTTGCCTATTTTACAAAGAGCGCGTAACTACGCGCGCGCTATCCTCGGGTCTTATGACCTCGAGGAGCATCATGCAATGTGTCGGTTTGGCAAACGTGCTTGTAAAGGACACCCTTTCCAACGGTCTTATTTAGACTTAAAGTTAGGGGGTCCCCTCACAGGCTCGCTGGAGCACATCTCCTGGTTTAGGGAGTATCTTAAAACAGATCCTCTTCTTACCGATGTACTTAAGCAATCAAATGCCCAGTACGTGGAGTGTGCCTCTCTAGATTTGTCTTTTGTTCCTAAGAGTTGGAAAAGCTTTCGATCCATACGACCCAATAGTTTACTGGGTTCCTTTTATACGTATGGGCTCGGTCGCCTTATACAAGGCAAGCTTCTCCATGTCGGACTTGATATCAACCGCTTACAAGAACGTCATAGGCGGTTGGTTCAGAGTAATTCACGTACTAAAAGATTAGCTACAGCTGACTTATCTGCTGCAAGCGACTCTTTAACTCGTGAGTTATTGAGGAAAGTATTACCTTTACCCTGGTACCGTGCTGTTATGCACGGTCAACTTACCACCACACAAGTAGGTGGTAAAGCAATGCAGATTCAATCTGTGGCGCTTATGGGTGACGGCCATACCTTCCCTCTGCAGACTCTTGTCTTCT